ATTCTGCGACGAAACAATGCTTCGTAACTATAAGCGCAATCAACAGCTTGTTGACCTTTCCTTCGTTCCAGACTATATTGAGAGTCAGATTCTTGAGCAGTATAACGCTCAGGTGGGTAAGACGCGCGAGAAACTCTTTAACTATTTCATCGACAACAGACTTAAAAACCTCCTAACTGATATCGGACAATTCTAATGCGCAAAGCTATTTCTTGGATACTCGACTTTACCTCTAAGCTACCTAACGAGGAAGAAAAAGTAAAGTGCCTACGGGCAAACGAGAATTCTGCACTACTGACAGTATTAAAGTTTTGCTATGACCCTAACTTGAAATGGGCTCTGCCAGAAGGTGAACCACCATATACTCCGTGTGAGTATCCTAACGTTGAAAGCATGCTCTACTCGGAAGCGCGTAGATTGTACCTCTTCGTTGAGGGTGGCAATCCTAATCTAAAGACGCTCAAGCGTGAGTCGATGTTTATCGACCTACTACAATCCATCACTCCTAACGATGCAAAGCTTCTCATATCCATCAAGGATAAGAAACTTCCGTATCCAGGTCTTGACTCTAAAATCGTACTAAAAGCTTTTCCCAACCTTTACTAACAGGAATTCAGGAATACCCCAATGGCTAAGAAGTTCGGTCGCGTTCACAGCTACGACTACGACGATGATGAATACCACAGCGATTGCTACGAAGACGTTAAAGAACGTCGCAAAGACAAACGCATAAGAAATGCTCTGCGGTCAAAAAATGTAGACGATCTTATGCGCGATTTAGATGACGAGTATTGATAAATACAGCATATGCCAATATACACCTATTATGATCCTGAAACAGACCAAGCATGGGACGAGTTATGGTCCTACGATGCTCACAAACAGTTTCTAGAGGATCATCCTTCACTCCAGCAGATCTTTTACGCTCCTAACGTTCTCTCTGGGATCTCTGGTGTTACTCATAAAAACGATTCAGGTTTCAAGGACATGATGTCGCGTATTGCGACAGCTAATCCTACGTCTCCCCTTGCCGAGAAGTATGGCGACAAGGGGGTCAAGGCGTCCAAAACCCGCGAGGCTGTCAATCGTCAAAAGGAGAGACAGCTTTAACCCCAACCCCTATATTATGCTTCTGTGATCACACTAATCAGGAGCCATTATGGTTGCAAAAACTCAGCGCTTAACTAAGAGACAACAACGTCTAGCTGAAAAGGGACAAGCCAGTCAAAGTCAATTGATTAAATTCCCAACTATGAGCCAGCTCCATCTCAAACTTAGAGATATTGGCCCGATAACAGACAACCAGATTAAAACATTCCACTCGTACGATAAGGGTGACAATCTCTTTCTACATGGATGCGCAGGCACAGGTAAAACATTCATCTCAATGTACCTAGCTTTGAAGGAAATTGAAAGTGGCCGTTCTCGTAGACACAAACTCGTCATTATACGCACCGCGCAATCATCTAAGGACATCGGCTTCCTACCAGGGGATGAGAAACGTAAGCTCGAAGTTTACGAAGCCCCTTACAAAGCAATCTGTGCAGAGCTATATCACCGAGGTGACGCTTACGAGATCCTCAAGCAAAAGGGTATTATTGAATTCCACAGCACGTCGTTCTTACGAGGCACGACCATCGACGACTCTATTATACTCATCGATGAATGCCAGAATCAGCGTTACGTCGAGCTACGCACTGTCCTTACACGCACTGGAGATAGGTCCAGGATCGTCCTTTGTGGCGACACTAAGCAAGACGACCTTACTAGCGAGCGATACAAGGAGTCCAGTGGTCTCGCTGATATGATGAGAGTATTCGAAAGAATGAACATTATGACTGCAGTGCAGTTTGAGATTGACGATATTGTACGCTCGGGTTTCGTCCGAGATTTTATTATAGCAGAAAACCAATTAGGATTATACTAACATGCCATTTGAAGGTTACAACGCATACCGCAACCGCTACCCAGACACAGGTATCACTCTTGCCGATAAACGCAAGACCAATACGGAAGCAGGGTTCCCAGATCACGTGAAGACTAACAACACAGTCGGCGCTCATGATGAGTGGGTACATAAGCAGGACGTGGGCAAATTTTAATGTCCAAACGTGAATTTGTTAATGTTTAATCATGATATCATAGAACTTCCCAAGCTAGTTCGTCTAGATGGGGAAATCCGACACTACATGACACCGACGGGTGAAAAATACCCGTCGGTGACTACCGTGCTGGACAAGACGTCTGATAAGACTGCCTTGTATGCATGGCGAAAGCGAGTCGGAGAGGAAGAGGCGAATCGAGTTTCTTCTAGGGCAACTCGTAGAGGTACGGCCGTCCACACTCTATGTGAAAAGTTTGTGCTCAATGAGACTATCGATCTCACCAAAGAGATGCCCTTCAACGTTCACATGTTCAAGCAGCTTCAAAAGTTCCTGCAGGCTAATGTCAATAGCATCAGAGGATCAGAATCCTCTCTGTTCTCACATAAGCTCAAGGTAGCTGGTTCGTGCGACTTGATTGCAAACTATCGCAACTACGCTGCCATCATCGATTTCAAAACGTCTAACAAGAACAAGCGCAGGGATTGGATTGAAAACTACTTCCTCCAATGCGCAATGTACTCATACATGTTCTGGGAAATGACTCAGATGTATCATCCTAAGCTCGTGATAGCAATTGCTGTCGAAGAAGAGGATGAGGCTCAGATATTTGTCGAGGATGTTAATGACTGGATCGACAAAGCCAAAGATAGGTGTACGAGATACCACGCAATGATTTGAGGGGCTTCGAAGCCCCTCTTTTTTTGAAATCTCCTGTTGTCTTATTTTAATAAAAACGGGATAAGGAGATATCAAGAGAAGGAAATAGATATGATTAAGGTTTATCAAATTCAGCTTACCGACAACGAAGTGATGATCGTCAACACGGATGGCGAATATACTCCTCGCATCAAAGCCTACTTCGATCGTTCGTTTGAATCGACTTTCAAAGCCGAGAACTTCCAGTATTACACTCACGTTGCTACCATTGCAACCGTTGACATGGAAGAAGCGTTCAAACTAATGAACCTTTGGAACGATGAATCAATGATTGAACGTCTTGGTCGTTGTTCATCGATGTCAGTAGGTGACATCCTCGAATTGGAAGATGGTTCGAAGTATCGTTGTGCTTCGTTTGGCTTCATTCAGCTTGAAAATTATCAAAAGGATTAATCGTTATGACTACCTATGATGAGCGCCATGGCGGCCCATACGATCGCGGTTCTGCAGATCGATATTATGGCCGTTCCTTTAAGCCTCACTACTACGTTCAAGCCACCGGATCCTCCCCACTGGTGGAAGAGTGTGATATGACTGTGGAAGAGATCGCAGCATATACTGCTGGCTGGGACGAAGAGAATAGCCGGAAAGAATGGTAATGTCGCACCCCCGTCAAACTTGGACCATCGACCGATACGTCGAAGAGCTTATCCACCTCAGCGAACTTGAGGAGGCTATGGATCCTGGCCAAGCCAGAGAGGTGTTTGAGATTATCAAATCGGAAATGGTTGCAAGATTCCCCAAGGAAGAACGTGAGAAGCAAGCGCTTATTTTTTGAAAATAACGGTTGACCTTTTTATGAAAATATCCGATAAGGGGATATCAAGAGAAGGAAGTTGTTATGGATATCGTTGACCTCTATTTTAGTGAAGCAGAATTCTCGGTTGAGCGTGAGCGCGAAATCGCCGAGGAATATGAACGCTACACGGCTGACCTCGAAGAGCAGGCCGACCGTGCAGAATATGACCGTGGTGTCGAGGCATAATTGCTGTTGACCTTTTTATGAAAATAACCTATAAGAAATTATAGAGTGAAAGGAATAAGAATGTTTAAGTATGTTGCAATGTTGATCGGTTTGATGGTTATGATCACGGTTCCTGAGGATTCGAGCCTTCTTCGGCTTGCGGTCCAAGGCTTTATCGGTCTTGCGATCTTTGCTGTTGGTGCTTTCGACGCTATCACAGAAGAGTCTAACTAATGCGTGCTCAAGCATTCTCCGACATGAACTTTCGTGATCACCATCTGGTGGACTTCGTCTGGCCTGTCGTGTCTTCACGCACTGGAGAATCCTACAAAGTCACCATGACCGACTACGGCTTCATGTGTAACTGCACTGCAGGACAAATTCGTGGTAAGTGCAAACATGCACAGCAGATCCACGACCTTCTAGTAGACGATGATTATGTTAAATATGAGGGGATGTAATGAAGTATTGGCTTATTTTTATGATTTTCGGAGACGATGGTGAGTTCATTCGTAAGATTGAACTTCCGACTCCTAACGCTGAACGCTGCTATGTTGAGTCAGCTAAGCAAGCTATCAAATTTACCAACACTGGTTATTTGACTCAAGCTTGGTGCGTCACGGACGATCACTACATGGGTCGTAAGCAGGATAAGCACATTCCGTACGACTAATTTTTTAATTCAAACCTCACAACCCTGTTGACCTTTTTATGAAAAAAAGGGATAAGGGGATATAAAGAAAAGGAATTGAATTATGGCTAGTTTATTTGAACATATCGCAACCTGCGAAGATCCACACGAATTCATCTATGAGTGCCTTGCCGGCCGGCAGGGTCGTGATGAAGAAGAAACAATCTCAGAGATGTACTATGAGGTCTCTGCAGATTATAACCTACATCCCGATGATGAGTTCGAGCGTATCATTGACATCATGGTCGATCAGCTCGAAAAAGATTTTGCATAAAGCAGTTGACCTTTTTATCAAAATAAAGTATATCTTAGATATTGAAAAGCGAAAAGGAAATATATTATGGCACATGAATTAGAAATCGTTAATGGTCAGGCTCAGATGGCATACGCAGGTGATGTGCCTTGGCATGGCCTCGGTGTTAAGGTCTCGAATGACCTGTCTCCTGATCAGATGCTCAAGGCTGCTGGTCTTGACTGGACCGTCGAAGCTATTCCGGCTCTCGCTACTCTGCCTACTGGCCGTATAGTTGAGACTGGTCACTCGGCTCTGGTTCGCTCCACTGACGAGCGCGTCCTGGACGTGATTACTAACGACTGGCATCCGACTCAGAACTCGGAAGCATTCGAATTCTTTAACGACTTTATCGCTGCTGGTGATATGTCGATGGAGACAGCTGGTTCGCTTAAGGATGGTACAATCGTCTGGGCGTTGGCTAAGGTGAACGAATCGTTCGAAATCTGTGGCGGTCGCGACAAGGTCGATGCTTACCTCCACTTCACTAACCCACACATCTATGGTCGTTCGATCGACGTACGGTTCACTCCGATCCGTGTCGTTTGCAACAACACTCTGACTCTCTCGCTTCGTTCTGAATCGAAGAACAAGGTGAAGGTTTCGCACCGTCGTAAGTTCGATGGGGATGAAGTTAAGGAGTCGCTGGGTATCGCTAAGGAAAAGCTTGCCAAGTACAAGGAAATGGCTGCTTACCTTTCGACAAAGCGCTACACCGATGAGTCAATCGTTGACTACTTCGCTCGTGTGTTCCCTGTCCTGACTCAGAAGGAAAAGGCTCGCAAGGATCTGTCGAAGTCAGCTACATACGCTCTGGATGAAGCTCTGCAAGGTCAGCCTGGTGCTGAATTCGGCGAAGGTTCGTTCTGGCAGGCTTTCAACACCGTCACGTACATGACCGACCACATCATTGGTCGTTCGGCTGATTCTCGCTTGACTTCTGCCTGGTATGGTGCCAATAAGAACCTCAAGACGAAGGCTCTTGAGCTGGCAGTCGAGATGGCAGATGCAGCCTAAGATTGCTTATTTGGTAGATGAGAACTTCGGCTGGGACGATGAGCAGCCCAGCCGGAAGTTCTATACCGAAGAAGACGTTCCGGAACATCATTTTTTCGCTGCCGGCAACGGTGATGGAAGAGTCAAGCGTATTGTGTATTGGGAGGTTGAATAGAGGGTAATATGTTTAGTGTTTGGTTTTATGGTGCTATAGTATTCGTTCTAGCAAGGACTTTCTATGCTGGTATGAACTCTAAGTCGTTGTTCTTTCGTGCACCTAAGTATGGTGAAGTGGGCCATCAGATTGATGATGATAAGGCCGCTGGTTATATGCTCCTCACAGTCGGATTTTCTTTAACGTGGCCTTTGTCTTTACCTGTGTTGGGCATGTTCCAACTCGGTAGACGATTCAATAAGGAGAAGTAATATGGGCACAATTTGGATTATTGGTGTTATTGTTTTTGGTATGTATGCTGGATATCAATATGGGAAAGCGGATGTATATACCCAGCGTGAAATCGGTTCGGTTTTAATCGCTTGTGTTGCATTCTGGCCCTTTGTTCTTGCTCTTGCAATTCTCGTCTCGCCATTTGCAGGTATGGTATATCTAGGTAAACGTTCTAAGTTGAAGGAGAAGTAATATGTTTTGGTTGTGGTTAATTGTTGCTATTGTACTCATTGCGGTTGGTTCGTATGTTCTCGGTAGGCTCGACTGGGATGCAGATGAATTGGTAGGTCTATTTTGGGCTATCTTTTTCGGATCTCTGTTCTGGCCGGCTGTACTACTAGCGGTAATGATTGTTGGTCCGTTCTACGGGTTATACTGGCTTGGTAATCGTAAACGTGAGAAGAATAAGAAGTAACCCTTCTTCCAAGATATTGAGTTTCGTTGCTAATAGGTCCTGTTATGGTACATAAATACAATATGAGTAAAGCTAAAGTGTTGTACGCCATACCCTGTGCCTTCACAGACGATGACATCGACGATCTCGATGAGGATAACATCTTCTTTCTCACCTTTCAAACAAAGGATGAGGACGAAGCGCTAAGACTGGCCAGTTGTGTATGTGGCCCATCTAAGGCAAGGAAAGCCTTGGTGATCATATCCGAAAACGGCAGCATCTTCCATCTCTAGATGAGATTATCCCATAAAAGTTGTAGTATTAGAAAATATTTTTATAGGGAAATATAATTTCCCTATTTTTAGAGATATATACATTACTTCCTACAAAAGTTTTTTGTAGTATCCCAGTTGACCTTTTTAATTAAATTAGGGATAAGGGGATACCAAGTGAGAGCACTGAAAGGTGTTTTTGCTTGGGGTTCTTTCTCATTGTTGGAAAAGAGTTAAGTTTAGGGTGGAAGCGCCAGCTGGCGTTATCTGGCTTAGAGAGAATTACTGCCTGTGTTTGAATCACACCTCGCTAAAGATGCCAACTTTGTTGGATCTGAGTGGACGACAGCCTCTCGACCACCCAAACTTATTAGATGAACGCATTAGACGGTTTTAGCCCAATCGGCGGATCGGTTACTTTGGCGAGTAGCGAACGGTAGTGCGCCAACACTATTCTATATCTTGTGTGTTCTTCTAATAAGTTTATCTAGGAGAGGGCAAATGGCGAGCCGCCTGGTTTGGGGCCAGGAGAGAGTGATTTCGAATATCACCTTCTAGACCAGATATAAGCAGTATCGTCTGCTGAACCATCGTATATCACTATACGATGAAAACAAAACGGACACCGCCGCCCGTATGGTGTATAATAATCCCGGGCCTAGTTTATTGGTACGGTGGCGGACCGGCAACGCGCGGGACTGCAAATCCCAGGCCTCGAAAGAGAGTGAGTTCAATTCTCACCCGTATCTCCAGTTTTAGGATCCTTACCGCATATCGCAAAAATCTTTCTGTAAAAAAGACCAAAGCGGATCCTGTTGAATATGCCCCTGCCGATGGTGTTCGGAGGCAGGTCTTCTAAACCAGCACTCGAGGGTTCGATTCCTTCCAGGGGCCCCAGTTGACCTTATTGTAATTATATGGGATAAGGGGATATGGAAAGTTTGAGACAACATCTTATTGACCGTGGTATGAATCCGGATCTATATCCGATCTGCTACAGCGAAGAAGAACGTGTCATCACCTTCTGGTTATACAACGGAATAGGCGACCTGGTAGGTTACCAGCAGTATCGCCCCGATGTAGATGAGAAGAAGATAAAGAACGATCCTAAGTCTGGCAGATACTTCACGTATCTTAAGCAGGACAAAGACGGTATATTTGGTTGGGATGTTGTTGACTTAAATGACAGAACGATATATATTGTAGAGGGAGTGTTCAAGGCTGCTGTGCTACACCGATTAGGTTATAATGCAATTGCAGTGTTGACTTCTACTCCGAAAAGGCTTAAGCCTTGGTTTCGGATCTTGCGTCCAACATGGAACCTGGTTGCAATAGGAGACAATGATGATGCTGGCAGAAAGCTAATCAACATTGTTGGTAAAGGATTCCAATCTCCAAACGATATCGATGAGATGACTGACGACGA